CAGGTGCCCAAGGTGAAGGGCTACAGCGAAGCAGGTGCCAGCATTACCAGACGAGCGCTGAAGGGCTTCACGCCAAACTCCGGGTCGCCCAATGAAGACATCAACGACAACGCCTACACCCTACGTCAGCGGTGCAGGATGCTCTATATGGCGTCTCCTGTGGCCACGTCGGCAATCAACACCAACCGCACAAAGATCGTGGGCACGGGGCTGAACCTGAAAAGCGTGGTAGATCGGGAGCTGCTGGGGCTTTCGGCAGAGCAGGCCAAGGACTGGGAGCACCGCACCGAGGTGGAGTTTCGCCTGTGGGCCGGGAGACGTCAAAATTGTGACGCCTTGGGGCTGAACAACTTTGAAGGTTTGCAGCAGCTGGCCTTGAAGTCCTGGCTGATGAGTGGGGACGTGTTCCCGGTGGTCAAACGGGCGGAACCCACACGTCTGGCCCCATACTCGCTGAGAATCCATCTGGTGGAGGCCGACCGCGTCAGCACGCCGGATGCCTTCAAGGGTGGGCTGACCTACAGCGGCTACACCGAAGGCAAAAACCCAAACACCGGCAACCGCATTTTCGACGGCGTGGAGGTGGACAGCACCGGAAGAACGGTGGCCTACCACATCCGCAACACCTATCCGTTCCAGATAACGGCAGAAGAGACCCGGTGGGAGCGGGTGACGGCCTTTGGAAAGAACACAGGGCTGCCGAACATCCTGCACGTCATGGACAGCGAGCGACCGGATCAGTACCGGGGAGTGCCTTACCTGGCCCAGGTGATTGAGCCGCTGCTACAGCTTCGCCGTTACACAGAGTCTGAGCTGATGGCCGCACTGGTCCAGAGCTTTTTTACGGCTTGGATCGAGACCAAGGCGGACCCGTCCCAGATCCCCTTCAACGAAGTGGGGGCCGGAGATGTGGGGGGTGTACCGGGGGCAAACCCGGAGGAAGAAAATGTGTCCCACAGCGAGAGCGAGTACGAAATGGGGCCCGGCACCGTGACGCACTTGGCGGAGGGAGAGAGCGTACAGTTCGGCAATCCCAACATCCCGACCGCCGGGTTTGAGACCTTTGTAAAGACCATCTGTAAGCTCGTCGGTTCGGCTTTGGAGCTGCCTTATGATGTGCTGATCAAGGAGTTCGACTCCAGCTATTCCGCCTCCAGAGGGGCGCTGCTGGAGGCCTGGGAGGCATTTAAGATGCGCCGGGTGTGGTTTGTGGACGACTTCTGCCAGCCGATCTACGAGATCTGGCTCTCCGAGGCAGTGGCCAGAGGGCGGGTCAAGGCGCCGGGATTTTTCGACGACCCCCTGATTCGGGCGGCCTGGTGCGGGGCCAGATGGATAGGGCCAGTGCAGGGGCAGCTGGACCCGCTCAAGGAGGCCAACGCCTCGATTTTGCTGACAAGCCACGCGGTCAAAACCCACGAGCAGATCGCCCGGGAACTGGGCGGCGGAGACTGGGAGGAGAACGTGGAGCAGATCCAGCGGGAAAATCAGCTTTTGGCTGCCGCCAGCGCCGGAAATGCAAAGCAAAGTGATCAAATAGCTGAGGAGAAAGAAGAAGGTGAGGAGAATGAATAGAAACGGATCGCCCGCCGGCCCTGCGTTAAGAATCCAACGGGAGTATTACACCATGGCCACTGCAGATGGCAACAGTGCGGAGATTACCATGTACGGTGAGATCGTGGAGAGCCAGCCAATCGACTGGTGGACTGGGGAACCCGTGGAGGGGCAGTTTATCGTCTGTGATGAGTTTTTGGCCGATCTGGAGCGTGTGGCCGGGTGCGGAGAGATTACCATCCGCATGAACAGCATCGGCGGGGATGCGGGAGTGTCTATCCTGATCCACAACCGGCTGCGGGAACTGGCCGCCGGCGGGACGAGCCTGACGTGCATTGTAGACGGGGTAGCCATGTCCGGCGGCTCGTTGATCATGTGCGCTTGCGACAAGGTGCAGGTCAACCCGTCCAGCATTGTGATGATCCACAAGTGCGCGGTTGCCCTGTGGGGGGCGTACAACTCGGACGAACTGAAGCAGACGGCCACCACTTGCGATGCGTGGGACAAGGCTCAAGTGTCCATTTACAAGCGCAAGTGCGGCTTAACCGATACTGTAATCAGCCATATGATGGCGGCTACCACCTACATGACAGGTGCGGAGGCAGTGGAGAAGGGCTTTGCGGATGAGGTTTTGAAGGACGCCGAGCCCCTGGACATCGCTGCCAGTGAGGACGGCAGAAGTCTGATCGTCCGGGGGAAGGCCCTGCGTCTGGTACCGGGGATGTTTGCCCCGGACAGTATCCCAACGGTCAAACCCGGGGAGTCCCCGGTTAAGGCAAAAACAAAAGAGGATGGAGGAATCACCATGGCAAATACCCTGGATGAGCTGCGGGCAGAGAATCCGAATCTGGCCGAGCAGCTGATGGCACAGGCCAGACAGGAGGTGTCCGCCAGCGCCGCAGAGCCCGCTCCCCAGGCGAGTGGAGAGCCCGAGCCGGACCCGGTGCAGGCAGAGCGCCTGCGGATGCAGCAGATCGACGAGGTGGCTGTGCTTTACAACGACGCGCTGGTGCGGGAGGCCAAGTATGACAAGCCATGCACGGCCCAGGAACTGACCTACCGGGCGGCCCAGGAGGCTGTGAAGCAGGGCAGGAATTTCCTAGCCGGCATGAATGCGGACGCCCAGGCCTCCGGCACCGAGAATGTGACCGCTGCGCCGGAGAAGGATCCGGAGGTCACCCCTGCTGACATGACGCCTGAGCAGGCGATGGCCAAGGCAAGAGCAGAGGTCAAGACCCTGCTGGGCAAGAAGGAGGAGAAGTAAACCATGACGGAACTGAGCAAGAAGATCGGCCAGATGGACTTTGACGGCCTGCGGACTGATCTGGTGCCCCCGGTGCAGGCCCGGGGCGGCGTGATCGCCGGGGGCGAACAGGCCGCCAGCTACACGCGGGGCACCGTGCTGGGCAAGGCTGAGGGTTCCGCGAAGCTGGCCGTCCTGGGCAGCGTCGAGGGGCTGACCCCGGATTGCATTCTGTGCGACGATGTGCAGGTGGAGGCCGGCACGGACACGGCGATCAGCGTTTACACCGCCGGTTGCTTTGACCCGGACAAGGTGACGGTGGCCGATGGCTACACGATGACCGACAGCGACCTGGACGAGCTGCGCAAGCGCGGGATCGTCTTCAAGGCTGCTGCGGAGTAAGGCGAGGAGGATCAATATGCCTGAACTGAATTTTTTTGACACCTATGTGCTTCTGGCTCTGGCCGAGGAGATCGTGCCCCAGCAGACGTTTTTCAAGGACCGCTATTTCCCCACCGGGGCGGGCGACATCTTCGCCAGCGATAAGGTGCTGACGGAGTACCGCAAGGGTGACCGCAAGATGGCGGCCTTCGTGGCCCCCCGCACCGGGGACATCCCCATGGATCGTCGGGGCTATGAGATTCATGAGTACCAGCCGGCCTTCATCGCGCCCTCCCGTCTGTTGACGGAGGATGAGCTGCGCAAGCGGGGCTTTGGCGAGGCGCTCTATGCCAACAGCACCCCCGCTCAGAGGGCAGCCCGGCTCCAGCTGGACGATCTGACCGACATGGATCTGCGGATTCAGCGCCGGGAGGAGTGGATGTGCGCCCAGACCATGATCCACAACGCCTGCACAATGCAGGAGTACACCGACAACACCACCGAGGGGGATGTGCTCCACGTGCAGTTCTATGACGGGGCGGGCAGCGAGCATATCTACACGCCTGCCAATAAGTGGAACGCCACCGACGGCGACCTGTTCGGCGACGTCCGGGCCATGTGCCGCCTGCTGTCTCGCCGGGGCCTGCCCAGCGCTGACCTGGTGCTGGGTTCTGACGTGGCGGACGCTATCCTGGAGAACGAGAAGGTGCGTCAGCTGCTGGACAAGAACCTGGGCATCGAGATCGGTCAGATCGAGCAGGAACTGAGCCGCTACGACGGCGTGGTGCTCATGGGCAGGCTCAACTTCGGCGGTTACAAGCTGAATCTAATCTCGGTAGATGAGACTTACACCGACGAGCACGACCAAGAGCAGAAGTACTTCCCCGCCACGTCTGCCATGGTTGCGGCACC